CGATCTTAAATCACTTGATGCTTTGAATGGTCAGAACACTAAACTTGCAGACATTAAATCTATTCTTGACAGCCTCAAGCCTAAAGAATTGATTGACCAAGAAAACCTAAATGAAGCATTGAGAAAAATTAAATCCATGCTTGATCTATTGGCTACTGTTAATGCACAAAGTCAGGCTAAAGTGCCTACAAGTGCTGCTCTTGGCTCAGGTATTCCTTCTGGAGATTACATTGCACCAGTAAGTATGAAGGATGCACTAGCAGCATCAACTAATGCTCTCATTGAGTACGCAGATGCAGCAGCAGCTCGCGCCAATGCCTTTGCAGATTTATTAGACTTGCAGAACGCAGCAGATTTAGCAGCTTTGCAGGCAAGTTCTTTGTACGATAACTCAGGAGCATTGCAGTCATTCCGTCAAAGAGAGTCTGCTTCTATGGGAAACACAATTATCGTAAACACAGGCATTGGTGATCCTAACGCTATTGCCGAGGCTATCGACCAAGTTCTTATCGATGCTCAACAGCGTGGAACTCTTAGAGGTTATCAGATCGCATGACATGGCTTCCAGAATGGCGAGTGACAGTAGGTGATGATGTCTATACGACTGTAACCTCTGTCTCTTTTGCCTCTGGTCGTTTAGATATTGATCGACAAGCCACGGCAGGTTACTGCCAAGTAGAAATTATCAACACTACCAATGCAGCCTTCACGATCAATGTTACTGAGCCAATTACCCTAGAGTTAAAAAATGGCAGTGGCACTTATGTCACCGTGTTTGGTGGCGAAGTATCAGATTTCAATGTGGGAGTCAGAAGTCCAGATGAAACTGGCTATATCACCACTGGCACAATTCTTGGCATTGGCTCACTGGCTAAACTGACAAAAGTCGTTTATAACACGGCCCTTGCAGAAGGTTTAGATGGCGCACAGATAAGTGCGATTCTTGGCGCAGCTCTTAACCTGTCATGGGCAGAGGTAACCCCAACGGACACATGGGATACCTATCCAGCAACTGTCACATGGAATGATGCCGAGTCCTACATTGGCACTATTGACTCAGGTTTCTACACAATGATCGCTGTTGCAGCTAGTGCCTCTGCTAAGTCTCAGACACTTGCAGATCAGATTGCTTCCAGCGCACTGGGTCAGCTTTACGAGGAGAAAGATGGAGATGTCTCTTATGACGATGCAGATCACAGATCTAACACTCTCGCAGCAAATGGCTATACTTTCCTCGATGGCTCATTTGCATCACCATCCTCTATCAAATCCACAACTCAGACTGCTCGCATCCGTAACAGCCTTATCTATCGCTATGCCACAGGATACGGCAGCACCTACAGTACCTCTGATGCGGACTCCATAGCCACTTATGGCCTGTTTGAGCGTTCATTTGACTCTAACATCAAGAACCTTGCAGACATCACGGATATTGCTAATAGAGAGCTTAATCTAAGGCGTGTGCCTAAAGGCTCACTTGGAGCAATCACCTTCCGTCTAGATAATCCAGACATGACCACGGCGATGCTTGACAGCCTAGTGGGAGTTTATTTCGGTCAGCCTGTGCTTATCAGCAATCTGCCAAGCAATCTTCTTGGTGGCACTTTTGAAGGTTTTGTAGAGAATGTAGCTCTTAGGGCAACTCCAAGTTATGTAGAGATAACCCTTTATATCTCAGCTACAGAGTTCTCATTATCAACGACACAATGGGATACAGTTTTGCCTAGCACAATAACATGGGCAACCACAAATGCTACACTTATCTGGAACAACGCGACAGGAGCACTATCTTAAATGGCAACAAGTCCGAATTATAGCTGGCCAGAGCCAGACAATACCGACCTAGTTAAAAATGGTGCTCTTGCCATTCGCACGATGGGTAATGCCATCGATACGACTATGGCGACAATGACTCCTAAAAGCACCTACACAGCCAAGGGATCTATCGCAGCTGCAACAGGTGCATCAACTCCTGCCAACCTTTCAGTTGGCAACAATGGCGAGACACTCGTAGCAGATAGTTCCACTTCAACAGGTTTGCGCTATCAAGTGCCTGTAAATGCCAATCCAGTTTTGAATTCTGCATTTCAGGTGTGGCAACGTGGAACGTCAATTGCGGTAACAAGCGGCACATTTCCATACACCGCAGACCGCTGGAACTTTTATCCAAACGGCGCAAACAATGCTCACACAGTTTCACGTCAAGCAACAAACGACACAACAAACTTGCCATTTATTCAATACGCTGGACGCTTTCAGCGTAACGCTGGGCAAACAGGTACAGGCGGAGTTTTCTTATGCAACTCTTTCGAGACAATTAACTCACTTCCTTACGTTGGAAAGACAGTTACATTTTCTTTCTATGCTCGCGCAGGTGCAAACTTCTCATCTGCATCAAATGCTTTAGCCTACAAGGTTTATACAGGTACAGGAACAGACCAACTTTCTAATACAGGCTATACAGGAGCAACTGCCTTTATTTCAGCCACCGCAACTTTAACAACAACTTGGCAACGATTTACTGGTACTGCCACATCTTCATCATCAGGCACAGAAATATCTATTGAGTTCTCACATACACCAAGCGGAACGGCTGGGGCTAACGATTACTATGAAATCACAGGCGTTCAGTTAGAAGTTGGTTCAGTAGCAACACCATTTAAGACTTACGCTGGAACAATCCAAGGAGAATTAGCCGCTTGTCAAAGGTACTACTACCGTTGGACTACAGGTGGAACATCTACCGCTTGGGCTGGTACTGGTATGAACTACAGTTCTACTAATGCGTTAGTAATGATTAAGTTGCCTGTTTCAATGCGAGTCAATCCAACTTCAATTGATGTAACTTCAACAGCAAGCAACTATCGAGTTCTTGGGCCTTCTGGTACAGGTGCAGTAACTTGTTCATCTGTTCCAACTCTTGACACTTCACACAATGAAAGTCCTTTGTTAAGTTTTGCTACCGCTGGAAGTTTGGTAGCAGGGCAAGGTAACGCAGCAGGTGCCAATTCAACTAATAGTGCCTACATAGGCTTTAACGCGGAGTTGTAAAATGACAATAGAAAATTACTTAAGTACAGATGGCGTTGAAATGATTTTGGTTATTGACGGAGATAAAGCCGAGTCAATGACAAAGGCAGAATACGACCGCAGACAAGCGGAACAATCCACACCGATTGTAACGAATGAAGCCAAGACTAAGTAAAGCTGCTTCACAACTTAGGGAGCAGTTCGATGATGCCTTCCCAGAGCGTGATCGTGCGAGTGACGGTTGGATCGCAGATGTACGGCACATGCGTGCTGGCAAGTCTGATCATATTCCAGATGCTCAGGGATGGGTTCGTGCTATCGACATCGATGCTGATTTGTCCGGCAAATCCAAGCCAGAAATCATGCCAGATCTTGCAAATGAGATTCGAATCTTTGCGAAGTCTGATTCAAAAAAAAGAGTGGCTTACATCATTTTCAACGGCAGAATTGCCTCTCCTATCCTCGGATGGAAGTGGCGTAAATACACAGGGGCTAACAAACACACTAAGCACGCGCATATCAGCTTTACGAAAAAGGCTGACGATGATGGTGCTTTTTTTCAGATACCTATGTTAGGAGCTAGCAATGTACGAATTGAAGAAGATGTCAGGATCATGGGTAAGAGCCTTCCTTGCGGCTGTTCTCACACTTGCGGCATCGGGAGTGACTGACCCTAAAGCACTTGCCTATGCAGGTGTTGCTTCTATCCTGCCTCCAGTATTGCGCTGGCTAAATCCTAAAGACGATTCATTCGGGATAGTCGAATAATGAACGCCCTTAACTGGGCGGCTCTAGCAGTTGCAATTATCTCAATCGTTACTGGTTTTGTAGGTTCTATCCGCTGGCTGGTCAAGCATTATCTCAGCGAACTAAAGCCCAATAGCGGAGCATCGTTAAGAGATCAAGTTACTAGACTGGAAGCGCGTGTCGATACCATCATCTCACTATTAGAAAAGCGATAATTTTGTCATGGCAAGAAAAGCGACTAAGGCGTTAGAGGAGCAGGGCTACTCTAAACTTGATGCTTACTGCATTGGGCTGTATGAATACTTTTGCAGCTTAAAGCGTGCAGGTTTTGCAGAAGATATTGCCATGTTTATGATTACAGAGCCACAGGCTTACCCTCATTGGATCTTGCCCGATGGAATACCGCCCGAGAAGTTAGGCGATTACGTGGATGAGGATGACGATTAAGCGAATCGTGATTGTATCGGACTTACAAGTTCCGTACCATGACAGGGTTGCAACCCGTAACCTTGCAAGCTTCATCACAAAGTTCAAGCCAGATCAAGTAGTCACAATAGGTGATGAGATTGACCTACCACAGATAAGCAAGTGGGAAGAAGGTCGCATGGGCAGTTATGCCCAGACTCTTGATGATGATCGTAACGAGGCTGTGCAGCTTCTCTGGGAGTTAGGCGTTACAGATTGCATCCGTAGTAATCACACAGATCGCTTGTATAACATCATTATGGCTAAAGTGCCTGCCTTTGGTGCATTGCCAGAGCTTCGCTTTGAGAAGTTTATGAAGTTTGATGAGTTAGGCATTACCTTCCACAAGAACCCTATGGCTATTGCTCCTAACTGGATTGCAGTCCATGGAGATCACACACCAATAAAGCCACAGGGGGGCTTATCAGCCCTAGAAGCGGCTCGTAGGCACGGTAAGAATGTCATCTCAGGACATACTCACAGAGCAGGTAGATCGGCCTTCTCAGAGGCCTCTGGAGGCCGTATAGGGCGTGTTCTGCATGGTGTCGAGGTAGGCAATCTCATGGACTTTAAGCAAGCCCATTACACAAAAGGTTCAGCCAACTGGCAACAAGCCTTTGCCATAATGTATGTGCATGGATCTAAAGTGCAGGTGGATCTAATCAACATTGAGAAAGACGGCACATTCATTGTGTCTGGAAAGTCATACGGCAGACCTAGATAATCGTTACCGTTTCGTTACCTAAATGTGTTAGACATTGTCAGATAGGCATGAGACTCTAAGTTTGTAAGCAGTCAAGGGCACTGCTACAGATAGGTACACAATGATTAACTCAGTAGTAATTATAGGCATGATGGGATTGTTATTGATTTCTAATGTCATTTGGTATTCACAAGGCTTCAAGGATGGTCGCAGAGAAGGCTGGCACAAGGCTCGTAATCTAGGCCGCAGCTTGGCCGATAAATGAGAGCGAATGAAATCTTACTAACAGCCACCGACACAATTAGAGATCGTGGGCTTCAGTACGGACATCCTGCCGATAACTTAGAACACACGGCTATGCTGTTAAGTGCATACTTGGAAATGCCTATCCATGATTATCAGGTGGCAGGCATTATGGTCTTGGTTAAACTGGCTAGGACAAATCAATCTGCCCAGCACATAGACAACTGGATTGATCTATGCAGCTATGGCGCACTAGCTGGGCAACTTGCCACAGAGGAGAACGAACTTTATGTTTAATTTAGCCGATTACGAGACAGTTGAGGTGAGACTTGAAAAATTTATTAAGGATTATCCAGATTTTCGCATTGCAACAGAGCTGGAAGTTGTCGAGAAAGATAGATACATTGTTAAAGCGTATTTATACAAAACTTCTACAGATAGCGTTGCGTGGACGACAGGATACGCGGAAGAAAAAGTTACTGATCGAGGTGTTAATAGCACTTCAGCATTGGAGAATTGTGAGACTTCAGCAATCGGCCGCAGCCTTAGCGCTGCAGGTTATGCTGCTAAAGGAAAGCGTCCAAGCCGCGAAGAAATGACAAAGGTAGTAGCACAAAAGCCTGTCAAGCCTGCTGTTGCAGATGTGCAGGACTATTGGACAACTCCAGTCAATGAATACATGAAGGTTGTAGATGCTCCAGTAACTCTAGACAAGGCTCTAGATCTAGTGCAGGACATACTAGGCACAGATGAAGCACAAGAAGCACCACAATGCAAGCATGGACACATGAGATGGCGTGAAGGTGAGAAGAACGGCAGAGCATGGGGTGGTTATCAATGCGCCCACATGAACGCAGGTGGCGTCAAATCAGATTGTCCTCCACAGTGGTACAACATCGGATCAGATGGAAAGTGGCATCCACAGAAAGCGAGAGTATAATGGGTTATGTAGAAGTCTATAACATCGACAAAGATGGTGAATGGCAGGATCTTAATGACATTCCATTTATCACTACAGTTAATTGTCAGCTATGCAATGAGCCAACAGAGGCACATGACATCATCGTCACAGCTCGTATTGTCGATGGTGAAGTAGTGGCAGGTACTTGGCAGTGTCGTAAATGCAACACTGTTAATGGCTAGTCAAGCACGGAAACATAGAGGTTTCCGCACAGAACGCGTAGTAGCTGAGTACCTATCGACTTGGTGGACAGGCGCGTGTGTGGGAAGGGGTAGTGGCAAGGATGTTATCAATGTGCCATTCGATGTTGAAGTCAAAGCCCGCGCTGGATTTCAACCGCTTGCGTACTTGAAGCAACTAAAGGCTCGGACATCCACTTCGGGGGAATTGGGATTCGGAGTCATACGGCTAAATGGGCAAGGAGAAGATGCTGCTGATTATTGCGTCATTATCCGACTAGCTGATCTATTGCCACTACTCATATTAAAGTACGGTCACTTAGACAATCAACCCACAGAGGCAGACATAGACCGATGCTCTGGATG